ATCCAATGATGTTAGGTAGGGTACGAGTTGTACCTACCCTTGAAAGGTATGAGGATTCTTTACCCGAAGATTGGAATGAAGAAAATGATAAGTGGACGGCAAAAGATCCATTTGTATTTTTACCATTGTTACCATACTACATTAATCAGGTCCCAAAAGAGAATGAATATGTTAATCTAATTTATTACGACAATCGTGAAAGATTGGATGCCAACAAATTTTACATTCAAGGTCCAATAACAAGACCACAAAATAATTCTAAAGAGGATTGGAAAAATTCTCAGTCCATGTTGGCAACTGGAGAATTTTTCAAACAGGCAAATCAATTAAGAGATCGTAAAACAGGGATCACGGATCCAAAAATTTATGGAATATACCCCGAACCAGGTGATAATGCCATTTTAGGTAGAGGAACCGCAGATGTTGTTGTTAAAGAAAATGATGTGTTAATACGAGCAGGTAAATTAGATCCTCTTAAATCTTCAAGTGCCGATTTTAATATACCCGTACCAAATGATAAAAGATCATTTTTACAAATATCCACATCTCCCTTAGAAAAAATTAAAGGTGAACCAAAAACAGTTACCGAATACATCAAAGAAAGTAGACAAGTTAAAAATTTGGTTGAGTGGGAAATTACAAATCTTGCAACAACGGGAACAACTTTTGATGGTAGTGTAAAATTATATAGTTTAATTCCAGTTCCTGAAACTTTATCTAATAAAATTTTCCTTACTTCTGATTTGGATAGTTATAAAGGAACAACATTATATGAATTAAACTTTACCGGTAAAACTTCTGAAGAATCGTTAACAATAATTAATGATTTTATTAAAGGTGTTAATATTGGTAAAATAAATATTGATGGTTATCTTTCCTACCCATCACAAGATGGATCTAAATTGGAAAACCAATTTCCATTTGTGTTTACCCCAACAAAAAGTAATACCGAAATATTTGTAGGTGCAAATATTGATACCCCAAGTGGTTTAACTGAGTTTAATAACATTCTTAATTTTTATGCAAAAACTAAATTATCACCACAAAATAAAGAATTTGGATTTGGTTTAGTTTGGGTACAAGATGTTTTAGGTGAACAACTTGAAGTTAAAATAACTGAAGTTGCAAATGACACATTTGAGGCAACCCCAACATCATATGGTGTTATGGGTGGTGATTTTCTTTATTTATTATCCCATAAATCAGTTATCCCAAGTAAAGGTACTCCGATTGATCTAAAAAATACATTATACGGTATTGATCAACCAACGTTAACAGATACGATTTACGGTAAAACAAATTCAATGGTTAGAGGTGAAGAATTAATGTCATTCTTAAACCTCATCGTTCAATTTATGATAGGTCACGTACACCCATTTCCAGGACTTGCACCAATACAAGAATATCCATCAATACCTGATGGTCCTTCATCTAAAAAAATACTGGAAATACTTAATAATTCTCAAAATACAATATTAAATCAAAATATTAGGATTAATTGATATTTATATTAAAAACGTAAATGTCAATAAATAATTCATATTTCAGTAGGAATAATACTTTAATATCTGATAGTCTTGTTAATTCAGGGAGAAATCCTGTTACCGAATTATTTTATGGTGATGGTAGTCTTGTGAACCCAATTGGATTCACACGTTTTATCTTTGATTTAGACCTTACTTTATTAAATGAAAAATACCAAAATGGTGTTATAAGTGTGGGGTGTAATTTAGATACAACTCATACCTTAAGAATGACTAATACAAGTTATTTTGATAAAGAATTATTAAACACTTCAACATCTCAAGGTAGACTAAGAGCAACGTCATTTGACTTAATATTATTTAGAATACCTCTTAATTCCTTATCGGGAACTTCTCAGAATTGGGATGAGGGTGTTGGTTATGATTACTATGATCAAGTAACTGGTATACCAAGTGATAAGAACTATTCAGATAGACCATCAAATTGGTTGGAAACCACAACAATTACGGATTGGCAAGAACCAGGAATTTATAGTAATACAAATACAGGATTATTTAATTATAATCAATTACAAATTATTGATACACAACATTTTGAATTTGGTGATGAAAATGTAGAGTTTGATATGACAAATGAAATAAACTCTATTTTAAATGGATCACTAACAGGTGTGACGGGTTGGGGAATTGCTTACTTACCTCAAGTTGAAAACTTAACAGGAACAACAGGTAATTACTCTGTTGGATTTTTTACAAGACATACTCAAACATTCTATGAACCATTCTTAGAAACAAACTATAATGATTCAATTGAAGATGATAGAAATTCATTTTCATTAGGTAAAATTAATAAACTGTACTTATATATCTTTGAGGATGGGGATTTTCAAAACTTAGATAACAATCCTTTAGTAACAATTGGTGATCAATCGGGAACTCCAATACCGGGTCTTATTAATTTACCATCTTGTCAGGTAACAAAAGGTGTGTATGAGATAACAATACCACCATTACTTGGATATAGAACTCCATGTATCTTTACTGATACTTGGTCAAACATTTTATTAAATGGTTTTTCATTACCTAATGTAATAAATGAATTTGTAATTTACCCATTACAGAAATCAATTCAAATTGGAACAACAACTAATGATCCTGCGGTATATGGTTTTGATTATTATGGAATTAAACAAGATGAAAAAATATTAAATACCGATATTAGAAAAGTTGGTGTTATAATCAAGAAAGCATATACCACTAACCAACAATTACCAAAAATTGAAGGTCATTATAGAGTGTATGTTAGAGAAGGTCAAACCGAAGTACAAGTACAAGATTGGACCAAACTTAATAGAACTCCAAATGAGTACTATTTTATATTTGACACAAGGGATAAGATTCCAAATGAATATTATATAGATTTAAAAGTCATTTCTAGTGGAGAAGTAAATACTTATAAGAGACAGATTAAATTTCAAATCGTAAATAAAAAATAAAGATATTTATTAAATAAAGATATGGCAAATTTTATATTAGAACAATGTTCATCATCAAATCAATTCACAGTTGGTTTTGGTGTAAGTTTTACCCCAATAACGGGACAAACTTATTCATTTAGTAATGGACTAACAGGAGAAACTATTTGTGGTACCATATTAACTGGCACCACTGGAGCAACAACATATTCGGCAATAACCCAATATGATAATTGTAATGAATGTATTATTGATATACCAAGAAGTGCAAATACCGAATATACGATATGTGAAGTTTGTTTTGATGGAACAGTAGTTACGGTTTATAATTTAACACCACCACACCCTATTTATACTGATGGATATGGTACTCCAGTTACTCAATTAAACATGGTTACTTTAGGAGGACCTAACGGATTAAATTCATAATACAATGAAAAGAGTAATAAGATTAAATGAAACGGACATTACTAATTTGGTAAAAAGAGTCCTCAATGAACAAAAAAGTGAACGATATATGTTCTTTTCAAATTTAGAACAAATGAGAAGACAATGTGATTTATTATTAAATTTTGATCGTAGTGAGGTTGAATCTATTTTAGATAATGGACATGATTGGGCTCAAGATCATATTTCTGAGGCTAAAAACAATATGGATCAAGTATTTGATTTCATGATGAATGAAACTACAAGAGACGGTATGAAATCATCTACGAATATTGATGATGAAGATATGGTCATGATGGAAGGCCGTAAAAAAACTGGTACACCTCTTTGCGCAAGAGGTAAGGCATCAGCAAAGGCAAAATATGATGTATATCCCTCCGCATATTCGAACGGACACGCAGTACAAGTTTGTAAAGGAAAAATCAAAGGTCTTGATGGTAAAAGACATTGTTCAGGAGCATATTGTTAAAAATTTTTTAAAAATATTTTTTTATTCAAATAATTTATATATATTTGTAGATACATAAACTTTATGCAAATATGAAAAACAGAATAAAAAGATTCTTAAGTAGATTAAAAATTAAATTTTATATTTGGTCAAAAAAATCTTCAGGTATTGTACCAACTTATCAAGATGAAACCCTATCATACGAAAAGACCTGTTTTAAAATATGTCTTAAAATAATTCAACATAGAGACACAGAATTTATGATCGCCCCAATGTCTGATAAACGTTATCTTAAAAATGACGATATGAAAATTTTCATAACAATGACAGATCGTAGAGTTGAGATAACTAATCACGTTTACAATTATAATGTTAAACTACATGAAAGAGATTGGGAAAGATTAACGTATATTTTTGATCTTGAGGCAGATAAGAGAAGGCTTAATTATGAGGGAGAGGTTAATTCACAAATCACTAACTCTCTACACAATATCTTAGACCGAGTTTCTAATTTCAAATAAAATATTATCAACTAAGGAATCTACGGATTCCTTTTTTGTTTTATATGATGTCATAATAGGTTTTTGTCCTTTTCCTGTCTGAGTGTCTTTTTTTTCTGCGGTTCTTTTTTGTTGACAGGCAGATCTTTTTTGTGAATCACTCATTTTACCTGCAACTCCAGCCGCCCTACATTTAGGGTAAGATCCTTTAGAAGTATCCTGTCGTCCACAGGGAGGGTGTTTACCGTCAACTTTACTACAAATGTTAACCCAAGGACCTTTTGGTTGAGAAGACCCTTTAGGTTTCTTCTTTTTACCAAACCAAACTCCTAAATCTTCATTTATTGTATGAACATCGTGAGTATTAACGTTATGAGTTCCATCTTTACCTTTTTCCCAAACACCAACAATTCTTTTTAAATTATTTTTTAAACTTTTTTTAATTGCAATATCATTTAATTTATTGTCTATAAATTCGTAAAAAGGACCTAACTCACTTTTACTCCATTTTTTTAAACCTATTTCAATTGGACCACTATATTCACCGGCAGTTATACTTGTACTTGCTTCAGTTATTTCAACCCATTCATTTACAGGTACAATTTTTTTATTTTTACCAGGTGTTTGGTTAATATTATTACCATCATCATCACTAAATGTTGAGTTCGGGTGTTTCTTAATATAATTTGTAACTTTTTTTGCTTTAGACTCTATTTTTTTGATTTGTTTTTTTGTTTCATCCATTGACCCATCATAACTATCAAATTCTAACATTGGACTATCGTATTTTGATACAGGTATTGTGAATGGTCCGTTTTGAGAATTTTTAAATTTTCTAACACCTAACTGCATTGGTGCAATATATGAACCTCTACTCCCACCACTATCTGAAGTTGCTTCAGATAAAACTTTCTTTATTATTTGATTTAAATCCATAATTTGTCTACTATTATAAATATCAACACAATACAAAATGGAAGAACAAGAAAATGAATTATTTGGTAACCTGTTTGGAACCATCAATTTACTAAGTGAAGAACATTTAGATGCAATTCTTATATCTATGAATAAAGATCACGCATTATATTATTTAATTGAGTCAGTTAAAGCATCACATAAACGTGGTGCATTTACAATTGGTGAATCTGAAGTTATATCAAAAGCCATTAGAGTGTTGTCAAAATTGGAAGAACCTAACCAAACTATTGATAAATAAAAAAAGGAGACAATTACTTGTCTCCTTTCTCTTATTCGGTATTTAATTGATTATCTCAATTCTCTCAAGTCAAATGTTCTAACTCCATCAACTGTGATACGTCCGTAGAAACGGTTATTAACCATTTTCTTAGCGTATCTTGTCATTATACCTTTGATAGGTGTAAAGTTGAATGGATTGTACATTGTAGGTGTCAATTGTAGAGGTACGTACGGTGCGTAGATGTAACCTGTGTCTAACAATGATGTTCCTTTGTGTCCTACTAACACTGTGTTAGCTGGGAAGTAAGGGTCACGGTAAACTTGGTAACGTCCTGCAAGAGTACCTACTCTTTCAATACCCATGTTATACTGATCTTGCTCAGGAGATGCGTTAGATACGTGGAAGTATTCTAAGTCATCAAAGATAGCTGAAATCTCAGAAGAAACTACGATCCAGTTAGCCCCACCTCTCAATGTAGATTTGTGGATTTGTGCTGACAATTGGTTAATCGCAGTAATCAAAGTTTGATTCCAATCTTTTTGAGTGTAAGATGTAGTTAAAGACAATCTTCTCCATCCGTTGTAATCCCAACGTAAGTTCCAAGCCGCTCCTTTTCTCAAGTCACGTAAGATCTCACGGTCAATCTCAGCTGCAACTTGCTCAGATAACAATGCAGTTAACTCAGCTTCAGCGTCGATGTTATGGAATGCAGCAACGTCTTGAGCTAACTCAGGAGACCATTGTGCTCTTAGTTTTCTTTCAGTTACAGAAACAGTTACTGATTCTAAATCGAAAGAAACCTCACCGATTTTATCTTCAAACTCTAAGTTTTTGTATCTTCTGTAAACCGCAGTAAATGAATTACCAGAAACTGCTGAAAATGTTGTTCCAGTGTATCCGTCTAATGTAGTACCACAAGTAGCACATACAGGACAAGATAAATCAACTTCTAAATAGATACAACCTTCTTCGTCACAGATATCGTAGTAAGAACCACCATTTCCTGTTGATGCGTAAGAAGTTGAAGCTTGACTACCGTATTTAACGATTCCTTTACCGTAGATTTGAGTAACAACTCTAAACAATAATGGACCAGTCCCTAATTCACAAGGTGAACCTTCCGCAACTACTAAACCTGCATTTGCGATAATTTTTAAATCAGACAAGAAAGTTTCAGTATCCATCTCGTTACCATCAGGTCCGATTAATTTACCTTGACCAGCTCTGTTAAAATCACACATTTTGATAATAATTTTTCTTGTTCCTGTTGTTGCAGTGTATTGTGAATTATTATTACCTGCATTTTCTAAGGTACTACCACTCCAAATTTGTGCGGTTGTATTCGCAGTAACTGCAGTCCATTGACCTTTAGAGTAATCAAACAATCCTGGAGGATCTAAACCTGCTTCACCACCTTCATAAAATAAATCATAAAGATTTTTAGCGTATGGTGTACCTACTGTTCCACCTGGGTACCCTGCGTTTTGATCTGCAGTTGGTCCACCTGGTGCTCCAATTGGTCCGAAGTGTTCTCCACCGTTAGCGGTTGAATTATCATATCCTTGGATACGAGGTACAAAGAAGAACAATTTACCGATTGGTAAGTTCATTGCTTGTACAGAAACGATATCGTTAGCCAACAATTTAGAGAAAACTCTTCTTACGATAGGGAAAACAACTGTTTCAAATGCTCCGTTGGAACCTTCAGAAGTTGCTTCGTTAATCAAGAAAGAAGCTTGGTTTTCATATAACTGTGCTACGTTTTCTTTTAGGTGACCTTTAAGGCCTTCAAGGAATCCTAATTTATCCCATTTGTTAATAGTATCTTCTTTGATAACTTTAAGGTGTTTTAACCCGATGTTACCAACAA